AGGGTAATGTTGTATGTTATACTCCAAATGATTTACATAAATTTAAAGATGACGCAAAAAATTATCAAGAGTTTATTGGACATAACATCATAGGATTTGATGCTCCAGTTATTAAAAAAGTTCTTGATGTAGATTTATTTCAGATGGGTAAGGTAACTGATACACTTATACTATCACGATTGTTTAAACCAGTAAGAGAAGGTGGACATTCATTAAGAGCATATGGAATTAAGTTTGGATATAACAAGATAGACTTCAAAGATTTCTCTGAGTTCTCTTTAGAAATGTTAGAGTATTGTATTCGTGATGTTAAACTTACAAAGAAAGTTTATGATTTATTACAAAGACAAGGTAAAGGTTTCTCTGAAAAATCTATTAAGTTAGAACATGATGTCTCAAAGATAATAGAGAAACAAGTACAGACTGGTTTTCTTTTTGATAATGAGAAAGCACACATACTACTTGCTAAACTTCAAACTAAGATTGATGAAGTACAAAGTAAAGTTAGAGAAACTTTTCCTCCACTTAAGATTGAGGAAACTTTTATACCTAAGTCAAACAATAAAGCACGAGGGTATGTAAAGGGACAACCATTTATTAAAGTCAAGTATCAAGAATTTAATCTTGGTTCAAGACAACAGATAGGTGAACGACTTATGAAACTAGGTTGGAAACCTAAAAAGAAAACTGATAAAGGACATGTAATTGTAGATGAAAAAGTTTTATCAGAGATTAAAAACATTCCCGAAGCGGAATTGATAAACGAATTCCTTCTACTGCAAAAGAGAATTGCAATGATTAATTCTTGGATTGAAGCGGTAGCAGAGGATAGGAGAGTACATGGAAGAGTTATTACCAATGGTGCAATAACTTCGAGAATGAGTCACCAGTCGCCCAACATGGCTCAAATCCCTGCTGTGTACTCTCCATATGGAAAAGAATGCAGGGAATTATGGACAGTACCAAGCGGATATAAACTAGTGGGAATAGACGCAAGTGGACTGGAGTTAAGAATATTATCCCACTATATGAACAACAAGGAGTATATTAATGAAGTCATTAATGGAGATATACACACTACAAATCAAACTCTTGCAGGGTTGGAAAGCAGAGATACTGCAAAAACATTTATCTATGCGTTCATTTATGGAGCAGGTAACAAAAAACTCGGAAGTATCTGTGGAAGGAATGAAAGCTATGGAAAGCAGATTAAAGAAAGATTTCTTGAGTCTTTACCAAGTCTTAAGAGGTTGCGAGATAGAGTGGACCTCGCTTGTGGAAAAGGATACCTCAAAGCAATCGACCAAAGAAACCTCATCATCAGACAAAAACATTCAGCAGTCAACACCCTCATCCAAGGAGCAGGGGCAATAGCAATGAAGAAAGCATTAGTATTATTAGACAAAGAGATAGAAGAAAATAATATTGATGCATTGCCAGTCGCTAATGTACATGATGAATTTCAATACCAAGTAAAAGAAAGTCAAGCAGATAAACTAGGACAACTTGCAGTACAATGTATTACCAATGCAGGTAAAGAATTGAATATAAGATGTCCACTAACAGGGGAGTACAAAGTTGGAAACAATTGGAAAGAAACACACTAAGACATTAGATACTCTTATACCAGATATTAATAAATTATTAACTGGATTAGCGGAAGGCAAACAAATAAAAGTATCAGATGAAAAGTTAAATAAATTTTTATCTAACATTAAAGACGCAATGATTGACTGGACTAACCCAGTTAAGCAAGACAAAAGTCATTTGCGTATGTCAATAGTTGGAAGACCAACAAGACAATTATGGTATGATAAAAATCAACCAAAGAAAAAAGCAAAGGCAGACCCATCACTACAATTAAAATTTTTGTATGGACATTTACTAGAACATTTAGTTTTATTTCTTACTGATTTAGCAGGACATGAAGTAACAGACCAACAAAAGAAAGTTAATGTCGAAGGTATAGTAGGACATATGGATAGTAAGATTGATGGTGAAGTTATAGATGTTAAGACTGCGTCAGCTTATTCATTCAAGAAATTTGAGAATGGTACACTAGAAGAGGATGACCCTTTCGGATACATTGCTCAACTATCTGGGTATGAAGCTAATGAAAATTCTAACAAAGGAGGATTTCTTGCAATCAATAAATCAACTGGACAACTTGCTTTATATAGACCAGATGACTTAGCTAAACCTAATATTAAATCTTTAATTAAAAATGTTAAAGAGAAATTAGAATCAGATGAGTTACCACCTAAGTGTTATGAACCAGTACCACATGAGAAAGCAGGTAACATGAAACTTCCTGCGGGTTGTGTGTTTTGTTCGCACAAAGTTGAGTGTCATAAAGATACTAACGAAGGTAAAGGACTACGAGCATTCAAGTATGCAAGTGGTAATATTTTCTTAACACGAGTTGTTAAAGAACCAAAAGTTAACGAGGTAAAAATAATAGAACAATAATTTTATGTTGAAACATAAGCACTTACTTGTAAGAGCAGAAGTATTAGAACCACCAAAAGATTTAAAGACAACTAGAGTATGGTTAAAAAAATTAATAACAGATATAGATATGAAGATACTTGGTGGTCCATATCTAAAGTATTGTGACAACATAGGCAACAGAGGATTAACTGCAGTTACTATAATAGAAACTTCTCATATAGCAATGCATGTTTGGGATGAAGACAACCCTGCGTTAGTTCAACTTGATGTTTATTCTTGTAAAGATTTGGATGAAGAGATTGTATTTTCTTATCTTTATAAGTTCAAACCAGTACGAATGAGTTATAGATACTTTGATAGAGAAACAAATTTTAAATTAATAAAGGTACAAAATGAATACAAAACAAGTAAAAAAAATTAGACGAAGAGCAAAGACTATCATGGTAGAATGGTTGCATTCTTTACTACCAGAACACGAAAAGAAACTGATTAACGAAAAGAATGTGTTAGACCATGCACCTAAACAAACTCACTATGTATTTCAAAACCAAGTGCGACTATCTGCGTGGTCGTATAAGTGGATAATTAAGAAGCTTAAACGAAATCCGGACTTGACATTTGAGCAACTTGATGCTATAATAAAGGGTACTGAAAATATTCCAAGTGGTGTTAATAGATGGTAAAATACAGGAGCAAATTTGAAAAAGATGTCATTACAAACTTACCCAAAAGAATCAAGTTCTACTATGAGTATAAGAGACTAAGCTATGTCCAACCGGCTATTCTTCGGTCTTATCTTCCCGACTTGTATTTTCCTAATACTAATATCTTTGTTGAGTTAAAAGGTAGATTTACTATTTCAGACAGAAAGAAACATCTGTATCTAAAAAGTACAGGTGATTACGATATTCGTTTTTGTTTTCAAAACTCTAAGGTTAAGATAAACAAAAACTCTAAGACTACTTATGCCGACTGGTGTAAGAAATATAAAATAAAATTTTGTGACAAGGAGATACCGAAAGGATGGATGACAAAATGATGGAGAGTGGAAAAGCTTACATAGTATTTACACCTACAGGTATAGGTAAAACAAAAAAGATTGATATTGAATTAATCAATTTAGCAGAAGGTGACAGACAAGTCATGGCTTTAGCACAAGGTGTTTGGTGGTTCGCTAAAAAAAATTCACCACTTGCAACATACATAGGTATGAAAGAAATAGAAACAATGATGATACAGGACATGATAGATGATGAAAAAAAACATAACTAAAGAATACTTAGAGACAGCAGTCAAATTAATAACAGGACCAAGAGCAAATGATTATGGTGATAAGGTTATCAACCATGGTAACATTGCAAAACTTTGGTCAGCATATTTAGATGTTCCATTAACAGGACATGATGTTGCAATATGTATGACACTATTAAAAATTGCACGAGCAAAATTTGGTGACCCAAAACCAGATACTTATATAGACGCATCAGCTTATATGTCAATCGCAGGGGAATGTAAAGAAAGAGAAGGGAAGTAATGAAAGTAAAAATAGATTTAGAAAGAGATAATAATCTCACACCATTTGGTATTGCAACAGTACAAGATAGATACTTAGATAAGAACGAGACATCACCGCAACATGCGTTTGCTCGGGCTTCAAAGTATGGTGCTACATACAGAGGTAAAACAGATTGGGATATGGCACAAAGATTATATGACTATGCTAGTAATTTATGGTTTGGTTTTTCATCACCAATACTTTCTAATGCAGGTACAAAAAAAGGATTACCTATTTCTTGTTTCTTAAATTATGTTCCAGATAGTAGAGGTGGTTTGTCATCACACTATGATGAAAACATTTGGTTAGCAAGTAATGGTGGTGGTATCGGTGGATACTGGGGTGATGTAAGAAGTGATGGTACTTCTACTTCTCATGGTTCTAAATCAACTGGTTCAATTCCTTTTATGAGAGTTGTTGATAGTCAGATGTTAGCATTCAACCAAGGTACAACAAGAAGAGGAAGCTATGCTTGTTACATGGACATATCACATCCAGAGATAGAAGAGTTTTTATTTATGCGTAAGTCTTCTGGTGGTGACGCAAATAGAAAATGTCTTAACCTTCATCATGGTATTAATATTACTGATGACTTTATGACTGCAGTAAATAAAAATATAGATTGGAAACTTATAGACCCGCATTCAAAAAAGGTAGCTAAGTCTATTAATGCTAGAGAATTATGGAGATTAATTTTAGAAACAAGACATGAAACTGGAGAACCTTATCTACATTTTGTAGATACTTCTAATAAAAGTTTGCCAGAGACACAGAAAAAATTAGGTTTAAGTGTTAAACAATCTAATCTTTGTAGTGAAATAACTTTACCAACAGATGAAGATAGAACCGCAGTATGTTGTTTATCAAGTGTCAACCTTGCTAAGTATGACGAGTGGTCAACATCACCTACATTTATTCCAGACATGGTACGAATGTTAGATAATGTTCTTGAACATTTTATTCAAGCAACATATGATTTCTCATATGATTACAAAGGTGATGTATTGAGTATGAAAGTTAAAGAAGGTATGGAAGGATTTACTAAGGCAGGTTATAGTGCTTATAGAGAAAGAAGTTTAGGTCTAGGTGCTATGGGTTTTCATACTTACTTACAAAAATTAAATGTACCATTTGAAGGACCAATAGCTACAGGTCAAAACTTAAAAATGTTTAGACAGATAAAAGAGTTAGCTAATAAAACTTCAATGGAGTTAGCAGAAGAGAGAGG